CGAGTTCTTCGATCTTGCCCAACTGATCGCCGGTGAGGTTGATTTCTTTGTCGTCAGGCATCTTCGTCGTCCTCGATGATAAGTCAGCTAGGGTTAGATTCGGCATCTGGCTCAACCTTCCTATACGAAAACTTTCCCTTGATCGTCTCCCGAAACCACTTGCCCGGAGACGGGCTCATCAGTCCAACAGCAAAAACATCCTCTGGGACGCCGTTGTAGGCATAGATACCACCGCTCTTAAACGCCACGAATAGGGCGCGACCATCGTATCCTATTGATTTCAGATTCTTGGAAATCACGTTGGTCATCTGGGGCATTGTCATTTCTGTTTCACCAGAGTCTTAAATTCAGGTCGCGGTTCGTTCACAAACATAATTTGAGCAGGCAATATTGTGGCCATCCGATTAGCATGTTCAGGATCGAAACACATTCTACGCGAGACATACGTTATCGAGTCTGGAAATATATGCGCTGGACCAGTGAAAACGACATCTGCATCGTTCTTTATTTCTTGCTCCATTCTCCAGCGGCCCCCTTTAACTTCATGCGTTTCCGTTTCGGCAGCTTACCACCTTTGTCGGCGGCCATGAACTCTTTTCCTACCGATTTAGGAATTTTTAGCGCCGATTTTCCCGCCGCTGCCGCTGCCATCGCTCGTCTCTGCTGTTCACTGACCGGTGGCATTTTCCGCTTCCGCTCTCTTGATGTTGTGGCGCACATAATCCCTGGCGCCACGCAGGTATGGATCAAACGGGAACCGTCGAACCGCTTCCTCGGCATCCGCCAATACTTCGTTCGCTGGTCTCAGCGTCCCTGAATACACCTCCGCCATGAGCAGTTCCGCCGCGATCGACGCCCACGCAAACCACATCCCGGCGGCGCAGCAGATAACCCGCAACCAAGGCCAAGACGAAACCGGCGGCAGGGAAGTGAATCGGGAATGACACCAGGAACTGCACACACCCACCACAGAAAACAGCCATAACCGCAATGTCTTGTTCCTTCTTCTTGAATATGGACCAAGGAATATATAGCACGGCCAGCGCGGGAATGCCAATCTCGGCAAGCATCTGGAGCGCGTCAGAATGGACGAACCGTTCGACGGGGAATGCCACCTGCGCCCACCCCATTCCGTTTCCAAGCGGCGTCAAAAACATCACCGCCGTAATCCATAACGTCACACGATGGAATGCGGTCGCTATTTTTATATCTCCAATAATGAATACAGCCGTCACAGCAGCCACAGAGATAGCCGCCACAGCAGCAACAGTTAGCCAACGCGGCAACCGTAGCCACGACACATACAGTAGCCCAGCGCCCACCGTAAGCACTGATATACGGGAATGACAAAGCAGCAATGGAGCCGCGCACAACGCGGCCTGTACCCATTTTTTACGCACCACGGCCCATACAAATACCAGAGCAGAAAACTCAGCTAAAACTTCGGAATTAAAAAGAAGTCCACCAAACCCGCGCCCTTGAACAATACGCTCTAATCCAAAATAATCCCCAATAATTAACGCCGATGATGCAGCCAGCCCGACTGCCATGCCGGAGAAAATATCATCAAGCGTTTCCATCGACGCCGCCGCGATAAACGGCAACACCAAGATCGCTGCCAGCATCAAATCATGGGTTCCTGTGAGCGCATCAGGCGACAGCATCAAGGAAAACCCGGCGCACCCGAACAAAAACAAAAGCACCCCCCACACGGATACGGGAAGGCGCTTAGGTTGAAGTGTGCAAAAAAGAGGCACCAGAACTGCGATAGCCGCCCAACGGGGGACAAAACCTGCCGAAAGGATACCGGGCCAGTAAGCCACGGATACCATAAATCCGATCAGGTAATGCCTCCAGTTGAGTGCCATTGCATATCTGGCCTTACTGTGACCGATACCAAGTCGCGGCGGATTTCGCATAGACGTAGCAGTTGCGGGCGTTAGCCGCCAACGTGGTCACAGCATCACTCAAGGTCTGGCCGGTGTTGGCGGTCAGATATAGAGTGGTGATCGCAGCCGTCGAGAAAACGCAGGCCTCGGTGCCGTCGCTTGGAGTAGGCGCCATCGTGACATACCCATAGGCCAGCGTACCTGAAGGATCAAATGCAGCAAGCGCCACCGCGTTCCCAAAGGTGTAGGTAAACAGACTGGCCGGAGCCGAACGATAATACCCCCTGGTCGCCGTGATCTGCGCCGGAGTGGCGTAAACCGACTGCGGCCCAGGCTGGCCGGATGGGATGACCTGCATCAAATCGGCGGTGGGGTTGATGGTGGAAACCTGGGGTACGGAAATCTGCGCCATAACAGCGCCCCCGAAGGCAAGGACCATCACCAGAGAAATGGCGAGAATGTGACGTTTGTTCATGGCATGGACTCCTTAGCCAAGGATGAGATAGGTGTAAACGGACGTGTCACCAGAAGTTCCTTTGATACTGAACCCTGTTCCGGCGGTGAGAGACTGAACCGCAGGCAACGCACCAACGGTTCCCCCAACGGTCTTGAGGCCGATCAGGATCAGAGAATCGGCGGTAACAGCGGTATCGGCAACAGCCAACGGCGTATCTTCCGTAAGAGTGAAGGTGCCGCCCTGGGCTGCGAGAGCTGCCACTTGGGGGGTTTCGGCGTTTACCAAAAACTGAAAGTAAGTGGCGACATTGGTAAGGAAGGTCTGGCCGGACGGAAACACTGACATTTTTGGTTCTCCTTAAACGATTAGGTGGCTACCGAGATTTTGTAGCCGTGTGGAACGCCCAGCAACCTTACCGTATTTGCCGGAAGATACTCGGTGGTGGCGGCGGCAGTCGGGTCTTCTCCAACGGAGAAATGGCAAGCACCATCAGCGACGATGGCAATCATTTGAGTCTTGTCGTTGAACGCCGCCGACTGGGTAGCTGCGCCGATTGGGATTTTCTGGACAGCAAGCGAAGGTGCTGGGGGGACGCCGCCAGCAAAATAGCTGCCACCCCCAGAACCTACGGCTGCGTATTCTTCGATGTAACAGGACGCCATTTCCAGTTATCCTTAAACGACTTACGCCAGTCTTGCGGTTGGTCCGATGTTATGGACCGTTTCAGATTTGACGCCGGTATTGGTGAACTGCGCCATCGAAGGATCAAACGACCCATTGAAGCGAGGATCAAGGGGACGCATGTTGGAAATATCGGGACCGTCATCGACGTGAGCCTTTAGGATTTGGCTACCGTCTAAAACGAACCCGGCCACCGTATGACGGTGTTCGGTCTTGCCGCCGATATAACCTTGGAACGCTTCAAAGATTTTCTTGGCAACTTCATTAACCGGAACCATGTCTTCGTTCGGAATCTGCTGCCAATTGATCGCCTGATTGACCATCCGTTTGGTGATCTGATCGCGGTATTGAGGCTCGATCAACATTCCAGACAGATAGACCTTGCCCTTCAAGGTATAGACCGGCATTTCGCCACGGGCATGGGCATCAACAAGGAGACGGACCATTTCATCGAAGCTGTCTTGACGGCGGCTCATTTCTTCCGGAGAAACGATGTTCCTCTGATTAGCCGGGTCGGACATCTTGGCGATACCGGCAACGAGTTCAGAAAGCATTTGACGGTCAGAAAGACCGCCTGGGTTCTGAGCCGTATTACCTGCAAGCGCGCGGGCTTCCAGCATGACAGCAGCCATCTGCTCCATCATTGCCTTCGCTTCTGCGATTTCCGCCTTAAGCGCCGCTACTTCGTCTTTAGGATCGGTTTCTTGAGCCGCATCCTGTTTCATCGGTGGTCGTCCCATTGTAGTTCTCCCTATGTCTTCCGTGGTTTAGTTGGCTTAGTACGGGCCGTTGACGGTGTAGTTCTTCGCGGCCTGCAACTGGTTGGCCTGATCGCGCAGAGTCGTGACCAGAGCGTATGCGATGGTGCCAGCAGAGAAATTGGTGCCAGCAGGAATCTCGAAGTTCAGCGACAGGAAGCGCGGACGCAAGCTGTCGGGGAACGGCGGCAGATACGGAAGGCGTGCGATCAAGGTATTCGCCGTCAAATTGGCGACAGCAATCGCACCGGATTCGCCCAACGTAACCCACGTATCAGGATTGCCGGTGCCATCGTCGGCAGCGGCTTGAAGCTGCACATTCAGCGTCGGAGTCCCGGTATCGGCCACGCACGCCGTACCGATGGCGATTGCCAATTCCGGTGCATTGGTGGCGACGCCCTGAGCATCAGCCTGTCCGAAAACAGAGGTGTTGCCGATGATGGGATTGCCGCTGGTCGTGCTAGGCGCCACGACACCGACGCCAAGACCCAAGAAGTCGATGACATTGGTGGCGCGGACATCCACACCGGCGGCGGCTACCAGAGACAGGTTGCCCCCAGGAGCGACAAAATTCAATTGAGAGTCTGTAAACATTTTTTGTTCTCCTTAAAGGGGGATTAAACCACCGCAGCTTCGGTATCGACCAAACGGTCGCTGATTTTTACGGGCACGCCACGGAACATATCTTGCGGCTTACCGGCGGCGTCGTTGACGGTCAACAGCACGTTGCGACCGCGCATACCCTGGATGTCCATGAAGGTGCTGACGCTACGATTGACGTAAAACACCGGACGCACACCGGGGGACGGATCGGTCGGAGCATCGACTTTGCCGATACCGGAGATGGTTTTACCCAGCGCCGGGGGCAATTTGACGGCCTGCGACATCATAGCCCACAGATCGGGAGCAGCAGGACCGGCCAAGCCAGCCGTGGTCACGTCGAGGTTGCAGATACGGACAATGTTGCGCCAGTCCTGCGGGACCAGACCGCACTGTTGACGGAACCAAGTCGTGTAGGCTTCAAAGGGGTTGCCGAGGCTGTCGTAACCGGTTTGAGAGGTGCCCTTGTCTTCGATGGTAAGACCAGCCTTGGAGGCGCGGGGATAAACGCCGTAAACGGTGCGCGGACCCCAGCCGATCAACCACATCGAGGCATTGGACGAACCGGTGCCACCGCCATTGATGATGTTGGCCGCTTCTTGACCACCGGCTGCGATGGCGTCGAAGAACGGAGAGAAGCCCATGAACGATGCCGGATTGATGGTGCTGTTGCCATACCAAGCCGTCTGCTCCATGGTCTGACCCATGCCTTCGATGAAAGCGACATCTTCGGATTCACGGACGCCAGCCGGATCACCGCTCATTTCGGCGACGCTGCGATCGATCTGGCTGTAAGCCGTCAGTTCGCCGAGGCCGATTTTGCCCTGACCCGAGGTGGATTTGCCGTAAGGCGTACCCTGATAAGCCTGACGCCAGGAACCCGTCGGGATGGAGGTGCGATACGCGAAGGCATGACCGCCGATTTCCGAAGCTTCAAGCATCGGCATGTCTTCGTACAGTGCCACGGACTGCGAGAGTTGTTCAGCGATAGGCATCTGTTCCCCATTGGGGGCCAGACGCGAGGAAACGTCAACGATTGTCGGCCACGATCCGGTTGCCATTATAGTTCTCCTTGGTCAAAATGGGCGCTCATGGCCCGGTAGGTGGAACAAAAAAACATCATTGCTTAACCCCAGGACTTGTGGGGTGGTTGTAAATCGATTTCATCCCGCTCTTTTTCTGAGGTGCAGGGGTGACGTTGCCTGGGCCCATCGGGGCTTCGTCATAGACGCCGCCGATACGGTGCATCATTTTCAGGAAGATTGGATGATTGCCGACGCCGGTGGCTTCAAGCATTCCGTTGAACGCCTGCAAATCGGCGTCATATTCTTTGGTGCCTGGGCGCGCGGAAGACGCAAAACGGTCGCGCATACGGGCGATGGCCTGCATCGCGGTGTTGTGACCGGAGCCACCGATTTCGTTGTCGGACAGAACTTCCTGACGCCACTGCTTCTTGGTCTCGTTGAACACATCCCACTGCTGCCGCTGAACGGCGGCGGCGTGTTTCTGCATCATTTCGTGATGTAGGTCGATCAACGGCTGAGGATTAGTCGGATCGGCACGGAACGCATCAAGCGCGGTGTGAGTCGCGGCCTTGGTGTCGTCGTCCATCTTAAGCGTTTCGGGAAGTTCGTATTTGTACTCGACCGGCTCCAGCACTGGAGTCTCAGGAGCAGCCGTCTCAGGCGCGGCGGCTTCCGTCTCCGCAGAGGCATCGGCAGGCTTATCGGTAGGTTTTTCTTCCGTTACAGCGGAATCGGCGGCGGGTTTTTCTTCGGTCGCGGGCGCAGCGTCTGCCTCAGCCGCATCGGCTGGCTTCTCAATCCC